TTAATGAACAGATTCTTTCAGGTCTATAACATAAGAAACCGTATGACCAGTTAGCAGAAATACCAGCCATTTGACCATGCATATCTGAATCAGCACCACCACTAACAGTTTTAGCTGGAGCAATGTACGATGCAGAAGTATTTTTACCACCGAATCCTGTAATCGAGAATGAATCATCACCAACAACCATTGCTGTAAATACGTCGTATTTACCATTAGTTTGGTAAGCAGCAGCTTGAGTAGCAGCATTAGCAGCATCTCCAATTTCAGTATCAACATCAACTTTACCAACTTCAGCACCAGCACCATATTCTCTTTCCATATCTTTAACAGCTACGAATCTGAATTGACCAATTTTACCAACTTCGTGGTCTAATAACTCTGTACCAGCAGCATATTGTTCTTTTGGAACCCATACAAGTACGTCACCTGGACCTTTCATTGCTCTTAATGTAGGTAATACTTCAGTATTAACATATATAATCCACGCATCTGAAACAACTTTAGTATCAACAATATCAACCCCAGTTAGGATCTCAGTATCCATTGGTACATCATTGTTTAATAAATATTGCTCTAACACTTCTAAACCAACATACGTTAATACGTCAGTACCATCAATTTCTGATGTTAAGTCAGTATCTGGATTTACATCTGAGTTACAGATGATTGCATTTACATGTGAAGCAGCAATTAAGTCTCTTCTAACTTGCATTTCTTTAATGTCTTGAACAGCATCAGCCATGTACTGGATCTTTCTAGCAATTAACCCTTTTCTTGAATCTAAGTTAACTGATCTCATAGAGAACTTGTGACCGATACCATGGAAAGTGATGTTAGCAGAAACCATTTTACTGTAGTGATTTAATAAATTGATTGTTCCACCTTCTTCTGGCATTTCAACTAATGGACCTTCAGTAGCAGCATACGATGCTTCACCATTAACCATACCACCTGAACCAGACACAATAGTCTCACCAACACCAGCATCTGAAGTTGCAGCAGCTTTAGCAGCAGCTCTTGCTAATTCCCATGTAGCATATGAACCTGTAGCAAAGTAATCTTTAGTATCAAAGATTGCAGTAGCATCAGTAATATCTTTTGAACCAGTTGGTACAACATACCACACGTCTTGTAATAACGTAGCAGTATTAGCATCAACACCACCATCAATTAATACTCTCTTGTCTAACATACCATATGATACTTCTCTTGATAATTTATCACCAGAGTTCTTTGGCATTGTGTATCTATCAGCTCTAACTGAGAAGATTCTCTTTCTTTTTGGTACTTCTACTACTGCAGTTGTTACAAATTCATCCGAAAATTGTCTATCAATTGTTGATGAAGTAGTTCCACCTGTGTTATATTTTCCTTGTAATTCAGCCATCTATTTTTCCTTTGTTTAGTGATGAGCCTTAGCTCATCATCATATCTCTGAAGTAGTTTTTGAAATCATCACCTTTCAGTGATTCCGGTTTAACCGATTCAGCCTTCTGCTTCACAACTCGTTTCTTACTTACTGATGCAGCTTTATTTCTAGCTTCAGTTGCCAATCTTTCTTTCTCAGCAGCTTTCTTCTTGAACTCTTCAGCCTCAGCTCGTGCCTTTTCAGCATTAATTCTATCTAACTCAAGCTTTTGATTCGCTTGAGCAGCATCTTGTACTGATTTTTGTGCTTTAGCACTATTGGCAGCAGATAATCTCTTAACTGCTATTTTGTATTTATCAACTGTACTTAGTGAATCTAGCTCACCAGCCAAGTCAAGCATTTCCATGCTTCTAATCTCTTCTTGTACAATATCGTATGTGCCATCTGTTAGGTGTTGAATCAAGTCTCTTCTAACAGCACCTTCTTTTATGAACTCTTGTAGACTCTCGTCATCGAAGTCCTTAGTCAGCACTCTATGGAACTTATCTTCAATCCCTAAATCTCTTGCTTGAGCAGACACTTCTTCAATTAGTAACTGTGCGTCAGAAGGCAATGTATTCCTATTAACGTACTTGATATCGTCTAAGTCCATCTCTAATGGATCAATACCTCTATCCTTAATCACCTTTTTAATTGCTTCTATGTCTCCATCAAGCAAGCTCATAGCTAAGTTGAACTTATCTGGATCTTGAGTAATCTTTCGCTCTTCCAGAGGCTTCAGGAACTTCTTGTACTCTTTGAACACTTTCATCTTATCACTATAACCGTGTAACATTTGTTGTGCTCTAATCAAGTCTTCAGGGTTCTTGAATCCTTCAACCTCTCTACCATTAGCTGTAAATTTAGCTAAAGCAACTTTTTCAAAGAATTCTTTTGTGTTAACTCCATTATACATATATCTTTCGTCATCAGAATTTTCTTTGTCATTAGTATTTTCCGGTTCTGCATGAGTGTCTTCTTCCTCAGCCTCTTCTTCTGTTTCCGAAGTTTCCTGTTCCGAATCGTCATCCGTCTCTTCTGTGTCTTCTTCCTCTTCTGTTTCAGCATCTTGGTCTGTGTCCTCACTGTCAACCTCTTCAGTAGTCTCTTCTACTACTTCATCATTAACACCTTCATCTTGCTCAATTTCTGTTTCTTCAATTTCTTCAACTTCCGTATCTTCGTGAGTTCCTGCAATCATTGCATTTAATTGATCTGCTACTGACATACTATTCTCCTACCGGTGTAATTAGTTCTTGTTTCATTGTATTCAACGAATCAATCTCTTTTTTTGCATTAGCAGCAAGTATAGCAATTGTACCTGGATAGTCTCCATCACCTAAGTATCTACCAATGTTCTTGATTGTGTCTAACTGACTTAAGTAACTTTGTACTTCTTCTGGCTTAGTCACTCTTGGTGATGTTAGCAAGTTGAATACTCTATTTGCTTCCTCATTTAAATAACCATCAATCATTACTGATTGGAACTCCGGGTTCTTCATCAATTTAACTAGGGCTTCACCTCTAGCAACTCTTATGTTTTGTTCTTCAATCGAAGCGTCTATTTGAGCAATCTGCTCATCAATGTTAAGTTCTTCACTCATTGCATTAATCCTTTTAGTGTTTTATTTACAGCTTTTTTTCCGACATCCGTTATCTGGTCGGTCAGTTATTGAATCTGACCTAATCCTGCTGGAGCCTGATCTTGTGGACCACCTTGCATTAATCCTAGCACCATTGTCTTGTAATCATCTGGTATACTTGGATCTTCCATAAACACAGCAGGCTCTAACTTACCAGTCATAACAGCATCAACCGCAGCTGTTGCATATTGCTCTTGATTCATACCTTGTGCCATATTAGTTGCATTCATTGCTGCTGCGTTTGGATTGCCCAATCCATTATCTCTACCTGCATACTCTGCCATTGCTCTATCTAGTACAGCATTTCTATTGCCTTGTACTTCGCCTTGAACTTGTTGTCCTGTAGCTTGTTGTGCTTGAGCAGCACTAGCAGCTTGTGATTGTGCTTGTTGATTTGCTTCTACATCTCTATATGTTGGTGCTTGTGCCATTGTAACTCCTATATTTGTGTTATTATATACTACTGAACCTTAGAGGATTCTTTAAGTGCTAACTCTTTATTATGTTTTTATATTAGTCAATGTTTGATCATTGTCTAGTACCTTTTACTTGCTCTTTAGCAATAATCTTATCTACTTCTTGTAAATGCTTGTCCGACCTAGCCATTCTTTCCCTAGCATCTTTTGTTCCTGAAGTGGCATCTACAAACTCCATATCTATGATATCCGTCTCTGCTCTTAACTTCTCTGCTTGTGCATACCTGAACTCAGCTTCGGCTTGTTTGTTAATTCTATCAGTACCATTCTCATCTACCCTACTAACTCTTTCTAATATTCTTGAATCCATCTCTTCAATTTGTTTATGTAGTACTTGGATTTTCATTCTAGCTTCTTCTAGTGCTAATCTACCTAACTCTTCTTGTGTTGGGTCTGGTTGTGGTTGGTATGACTCAATTTGTTTTGCTATTCCAGGTTGTTTCCATAACTTAGCAATTGCAGCTCTAATTATCCTTGCCTCAGCAGGATCCATACTAGCAGCATTAGTTTGCAGTAACATATTCAACTTGTTAGCAGTATCTTCATCTTTCTCTGGTGTACTAACATCAACTCTTAAGTCGAAGTCTCCCATCAAGTCATCTCTTCTTACTGTCACAAATTCCTCATTTGTCACTCTAACTACTTCTTCTTCACTTAAGTATGCTTGATTCATTGCTATTGTTAATCTAGCCATATCCTTGAACATCTCACTTAGTCGTCTTAGTATGCTCAACTCCCTTTGACTTGTAGCATCTAATGCAGATCTTACTCCACCTACTGAATCTCCCAACGAGTTACCTGATATTCCGCCACTGAATGCTTTAGTTCCACTTAGTGATTCAGCATCAGCTTGTTGCCATTGTATCATATTGAACACACTTGGCGGTACTGCATCTACTGACTTCTTGTATATTGCGTTCTTTGGATTCATTCCAGCTCTGTAGAATACTGTATTACCTTTGTAGTATTGTTGCTTGGCTGACTCTGACGGGAAGAACGTTTTAGCAATGAATTCTTGACCAACGGCTTGCTCTGACACAATATCATGTGCAGCCCTTGTTAGCTTACCAATTGACTCTTGATTCTCTCTTAGTAGCTCTGCGTCTGGCTCCCCAGTCACATCTTTCTTAACTGGCATGTACGTAGCCATACTAAATGGCAGTCTTTTGTGTGGGAATGGATTCTCTTCTAATCTGATTAGTGTTGTTCCTACCCATGTAGCAACTATTGGCACTAGTACATCATCACCTTGTATATCCCAGTAGCCCCAATATTCATATACTGTTAGCTTCTTTCTAGCTTTGTCTGTAAATTTGAAATCGTTGTATGCTTCTGTTTTGTGTTCATCGTATATGTAGCTTCCTGCTTCATCCTTGATCTTATCCAAGTTGTGATACACTCCACTTACTTCACCTGTTTCGGGA